CCCATCTGGGTTTTCTTTCCAGAAAATCCTTGTCCAACAATCTGACCTGCACGACCACGCATGGACGCCATCAAAAGATTATCATACTCAAGATCAAAGTGTATGATGTCTGCAACTTGCCCACCGATATCATTGACTTCAACTAAGATATACGCTCCATTATAATTTTTTGCAACGTCTACGATTACATTCGGGAATAGTATTGGTTTAATAGTATTATTTTTATATTTTGCTACCATCTTATATGGTAAGGTAGTCGTGTCTATAACTACAAATGCAGAATAATCACTAGATACTCCTCTAGCAACATCACATGCAATGACATATTGATGATCTTTCTGAGATGCTTCAAAAATATCTAGTCCAGCATTAGATTTTATAGGATCATCGTATGCCATGATCTTAAGTTTTGACGGAGATATTAGAGTGTCAACAGATCCTAGGAACTCACACTCAAACTCAACCTTAAACTGTGCTTCCGATGTGTTAGCAATAGTTTGTGCTTTCCACTTGTCATCCCTACCAGGAATTTCTGACCAGTGAACTTCAGTGCTTATATATTCATTCTTCTTTCTTTCTGAATCGTGCCACAGTTTGTAGAACATATTCATCCCGTGTGGCGTAGAGATGATAATAACTTTGGTAGATTTACCAGAAGAGATAGTAGGATATACAGATGAGAAGAACTCATCTGCAATGTGGTTTGGAACGAACGCAAACTCGTCCAAGAAGATTACATTAAAGGACATACCACGAACAGCAGAACTGGACGTGGATGCTGCCATAATCTTAGAACCATTTTCTAGTTCTAACGATCCCCTGTTCCATTGGATGATCCCTTGTTGGAGCCATTTCGGGAGGTGTTCGTACGATTTTTGGAGCCTTTGTAGCATTTCTCGCGACGTTGCCGCTTTGTTGGCAAGGATAGCGACATTAACTTCTTGGTTAAATAAAACGTACCATAAAAGGTAACTCGTAACAATAGTGGACTTGCCAGATTGACGTGGTAATTTCGCAATGTTAAACCTATTCGTGTGGAATTTGTCTACCATTTCAGTTTGGAATGGGTACATCTCAAATGGGATGAGACCCAAATCCAAAGACACAATCTTCACATAAGTTTTGATGAAGTATACAGGATCCTCGGAACACTTAATATACTCTGCTATTTGATCTTTGGTAAAATCCTGAGCAACGTTTGCTTTTTTTAGATTGGGATTACCTAGATATACTTCGTTATTGCTCATATCTCATAGGAAATGGTCTTTCGTTTGGTTGGCAAGTAGAAGCATGTTGGAGCATCGCTTCTTCCTGTCCAGGGCAGAATTGAAATACTACACTAAATCTTGCAACCCCCTCATGGTGTTTATTAGGTGCCTTTGCACCATGAGGAATAGAACCAGGAAAGATGACAACTCTTCCTGGCTTTGGAACTATAGCATCTGTTACTTCCCCATCACGGACAAATACTGTCTCTGATCCCCATGACTCGGACCATTCAGTATTGGGGTAAACCATAAAGCTCAACGATTCTTCTGACTCACCATCAATATGAAGATTAGGAGAATCCCCAAAACGGAAACAATTATATACTGCTCTATGAAATGGTGGAACTGGGACTGTAGAACGTTCTCGGAAAACTTTGATACAGAAACGTTCAAACTCTCCAAAATTTGGTAGATCAATTACCTGACCAAGGGAATAATTATTGAGGTTTTGGGATGGATCATCAAAGATTAACTGCCACCCATTGAAGAGTGTAAAGTAATCTTCCATCCATTGTATTTCGTCAGTGGTGAACAAGTCATCAATAACAATTACTTGCTCTCTCTTAATCAGTTTCATCAGTTGCATCGTAAAATTGGTATTCCATAATCATAGCGAATAAACGACCTTTTAAAAGTTTAAGATACTCCTGCTCTTCAATAGGGCGAGCTGGGTATCCTGGCCATTTCTCAAGAGAATAACAGATATGACTATATAGCATGCGAAGTTCACCTATGCCCATGTGCATGGACATATACCATTCACCTTCATAGGGCCAGAAGTCGTCTCCAAATAATTCTGTTGGATCCATTTATTCTGGGTTGCTGTCTGCGCTAGGTATAAGTTGAAATGCCATTTTGTCTCTCAGGGCATTGATCCGATCATCAGTATAGTGTGAGAAATGACCAACCTTCTCTACCTTCTTATAGTAGTGAAGTGCGTTGAGAATAATAGTATAGTCTTCTATATCTAAGTTAAATTTCATTCAACTAAAGTACCATGTGCTCTACGAATCTCTCTTAGTTTTTCAAGATTCATATCCTTAGTACCGCCATCATAGGCGTGAGCATAACCTTCAGTAATCATCTGCTCGTTCAATGATACTTCTTCATCTCCAATATATAACCAACCAAGAAGGCGACCGTACTTACCCATACCGCCAACCAATTCAGTTCGGACAGAAAGTTCATCGTCACCAGCAATAGCACCTTCTAGTTTTTCTTTCATCCAGTTGGTAGCATCTAGTCCCAGAGCCTTCTCCTCAAGATTTCTCGTTCTCTTCTCTGGTGTATCAACTCCTGCAACTCTAACTCTTTCTTTCTTGTATAAATCAAACCCGAGGTCAATAGTGACATCAATAGTATCGCCGTCAAGGACACGGTTGATCTCCGTCACTCGGAAGTTGTAGCAGCTCTTCCTGCTCGGTGGCGTCATTGCTCCCATCTTTTAACTCTGCAAATGCTTCTCTTAGTATGTATATGACATAACCTAACATCCCCACAACAGCAATGATCACTAGAATGATTACTGACCATACAGGATCGCCTGGATTATCTAAGGGGCGTAATAGTAAATTCATAGTGCAATTTTCATCCAAGGTAGTATAGGAGGTATCACTCCAATGAGTCTAAGAAGACCCTCAGCAAAAAGTGCGAGAACAACCCAACCAACACACATACTGATAATTCCAGCGTTACGATTATGCTTTCGTATTGCATCGTCAATCATCTCCTGTGCTTGTTCTTTGGTTATGTAATCTTTATTCCACATGAACTACGCCAGTCATACCTGCACCCTGATGAGGACCACAGAAGAAATTATAGTCTCCTACATCAGCAAATACAACGTCTTGTGATTCTCCTGGAGCAAACAGTAGTGCTTCTCTGGAAAGATCTGCACGACCCTCTACAATGATGTTATGGGGAGGTAGTGCTTCATTGATAAAGTGAACCGTGTCCCCTGCAGAGATAGTAATCTCATTCGGTTCAAATACCAGGTTGCCGCCAGCACCCATTGAGACATCAACTGCCCATGATGGAAGTGCAAAAAGCATAGTAATCGCAATTGCAAAAAGAAACTTCATTGAGTCATAGTAACTAAGACTATTTACTCAATGAAGTTTTGATTTAACTAAGTTTTAACAGTCTGTGTCAGGGATTGATCATGTTATTGAGATCGTCTAAAGTATCTCTTTTTGCTTTGGTTGCACCATCAATAAATCCTGCTCGGTATGCCCATGTTTGACCACCATCTTCCCCCTTTCTAGGGTTAATGCATTGCTCATTACCTAACTTATTACATACTAAACCAGCAAGGTCTAGTTCGCTATTATCATAAGATGCAGCAGTTCCACTAAACATGTGCTTGCCATTAATCCAAATAGCACCACACTTTTCACACTCAGTTCTAGAGAGAGATAATTCTGATACTTCTTTACTTTCCATATGTCTTGTAGTGTTGTATAAAACTCGTCTTGGGAAATCCTAGTCGTTTTTCTAGATCTCTTCTGATAAAATAACTACGGAATATAACCCAATGCCAACGCAATTCTAAATCTGCAAATTCAAATAACCGCATGGTATTCTCCATACCTGCATATGCTACAAGCAAAATGAAAGAAGTTACCAATAAGTAAAATGAAACCATATTAGTATCGCGTTGATACAACAAGTATAATACTATTTACCCAGATTGTCAGTTACAGTATATTACAATGTTAGCAGTTCCAAGCTCTTAGTGACTTGGAAAGACGGTCATCTCCAGTGTTGTTAGAAGGTTTCTGTCTCTTTCTCATGCCTTTCATTCTAGCGCAGAAGGATGCCCGCCTGGGATTTCCAGCCTTTTTGCTTGGTGCTTTAAGGTCAGATCCTGGATTTTCCTTTTCATAAGATCTTCGTCCTTTTTCGTTGAGTCCTCCTTCGGAGTTTTTTCCTGATTTTTTTGTCCAGGCTGCTCCTTCATTTGTTACCTCAGCTTGTTCTTTAACGCAATTGTTAACAACTTTGCCACCTTTCATTTTGGTGCCTTGCTTTTTATATCCTTTCCAGCATGACAACGCTTTTTCTTGAAAGTCTTGAAATGAAATTCCCTCAGATTTGTTACCATAGTTACCAGCACCCTTCTTACGGCACTGTACTAATCTACCACTAGCATATGCAGAAGGCCATACCTTTGCACTTGCTTTTACTTTCTTATAGCAAGCATCCTTCTCGCCTGCCTTCTCATTAACAAACTCTTCGCCAACACCGACATTAGTTACTCGCTCGTTCTTCTTAGTATCTCTCTTTTTGAGATATGAATCGAGTTGCTTCTGCTTGATTGCACGAATCATAGAAGAACGCTTACTAAGATATGCAGGTTTCTCACCTTGGGTTTTTCTGATTGCCTTGATAGCAACATCACCCATACCTTCTGTTTGGATTTCTTCTTTTCTAAGACCCAATCTACCCAACAAAGATTTTTTCTTAGGTTTGATGTTGGCACCCAGAGCATTCAATCTACTAGTAGCAGTGCCAGACTTTTGCCTTGATGCCTTCTGACGTTTGGAATAGTCCATGTAGGACTCACCCTTCTTCAGTTTCTTAGGATCTTCCTTAGGTTTTGGTTTAGAACTAGCACCATCTTCACGGGCACGAGCATTAGCACCAGGTCCACCCAGTTTCTTATCTTTCTCAGGATCGGGATGCCACATATCGGCACGCTCTAGCATATTTTCTTCTGTCTTCACGTTTTTTGCCTTCCCTTTTCTATCTGGATTTGGGTCTTCAGCATTTTTGCGACGGAATGCTGCTTCCTCTTCGCCTTTATTTAGGTTTCTTTTCATTTTACTAGACCCGCATTTAGGTTTAGTAGTCTGACCAGGTTGCTTTGCACAAGGTTTTCCTGCAAACTTACCACCAAGTTGTACCCAACCAGGTGTTCCATCAGATGACTTACTCTTTCCAAACCAG